GGTAGATCGGAACTCCCTCACCTATCTCGCAGCTCGATTGAGTTACGAGTATGGAGTTCCCTTCAATACCATTGTCGAACTATCGCCGATGGCGTTCAAGGCACATGTAGAAGTCCTCAAGGACATAGCGAAGGAGCGAAGCGATGCCAGTAAAACTGCAAGGCGCGGTCGCACTTCGTAAGGCATTGGCTGTTGTTGAACCAACCTTAGCCAAAGAAGTAAGCAAAGAGATTGGCTTATTCCTCAAGCCAGTAGTTACAACTGCTCGCGGATTTATGCCTAGCAATGAAGCCGCACCTAGCGGCTGGCTCAAGCGTCCTAATGCTGGTGGTCGCTGGGCTAATCGCTCTTATGACGTTGCAGAAGCTCGCAAGGGCATTACCTTTAAGTCCACACCTAGCAAGCCTAATCGTAACGGATTCTCAGCACTTGCATCTATCTTTAACAAATCTGCTGCTGGCGCTATCTATGAAACAGCAGGACGCAAGTCAGGCGTTACTGGCAAGTTCACTCCTAAACTTGGTGGACAACTTGTAGGCAAAGGCCAGAAGATGACAGGCCGTGCAATCTTTAGAGCGTTTGAGGACGATCGTGGCAAGGCTCAGGATGGAGTCGTAAAGGCAATCTTCAAGGCTAAGGACAAGTTTGATTCAATGAAGGATAAGGTCTAATGGCAGATTTAAGAATTGACTTAGCCGCCGAGTTTAAGGGCAAGAAGGCTTTTAAGGAAGCCGACAAAGCCATATTCGGATTAGATAAGAGAGTTGTCCAACTTGGTAAGAGCCTTGGCTTAGCACTAGGTACTACAGCAATAGTTCGCTATAGCAAAGAGGCTGTAAAGGCTTTCGCAGCAGATGAAGCAGCAGCTCGCAGACTTGCTACCGCAGTCGATAACCTAGGTCTTTCATTCTCTCAAAGTCGCGTCACAGAGTTCATTAAAAACTTAGAGATTTCCTCAGCCATTGCAGATGACATTCTTCGCCCAGCTTTTCAAGCATTGCTCACTACTACTGGATCACTTACTAAGTCTCAAGAACTTCTTAACAATGCCATTCAGATTAGCCGCGCAAGTGGTGTGGACTTGGCTACAGTCTCACAGGACTTGGCTAACGGCTATGTGGGTATCACTCGCGGACTCAAGAAGTACAACACAGGCTTAACTCAGGCAGAACTTAAGAGCAAGTCATTCGCTGACATTCTAGGAATCATGCTGGTTAAGTCTGCTGGCTCTGCTAACGCTTATCTTGAGACTACCCAATACAAGCTCGATGCTCTTACCCTTGCAGGTAACAATGCCAAGGAGACAATCGGAGCAGGTCTTGTCGATGCTTTCGCCCGTATTGCCGGAGGCTCAGAGACTTCAGATGCAGTAAAGGCTATTGACAATATCGCCAAGGCAATCAACGGCGTTACAACAGCTACAGGCTTCCTAGTCGGTGGCTTGGTTAAACTTTATAAAGGTCTTGACTTCCTCACTACATTCGGTGGACTTACTGGTGCTAATGGATCACTGGTAGGCATACTAGAAGGCAAGCCATCAACCAATCGTTCCAAGTCCCCAGCAGGTACAGCCGCTAGAACAGCACAGCAACGCGCAGCGGAAGCGGCAGCAGCCAAGCGAGCCAAGGAATTAGCAGCACTTACCAAGAAGCAAGTCACATCACAGAAGGCACTAACAGCAGAGCAGAAGAAGCAGAACGCTCTTAAGAAAGCTGGCACAGTCTTTGACCTAGACCAGATTCAGATTGTGGCTGCACTCAAAGGCAAGCTCTCTGAAGAAGATAAGATTCGCTTACAGGCGCAACTGGCTTTACTTAACGGCAACGCTGATCTAGCAACTAGACTGACTAACCAGATTCTTGCAGCACAGGATTCAACTGGCAACCTTGCCAAGTTCCTCTCAGCTCTACCTAATGCCAAGAACCCTTTCGAGTACCTCGATGCTTATCTCTCATACCTAGCAGGCAAGGCAGCAGCTGTGCTTACAGGCACTACTGCACCTAATGTGCCAAGCACTACAGCCTCAGCAGCAGCGATGCCTACACCCTCAGAGATGGCTGCATCTGGCTCTTTCTCTCAGTTAGTCTCACAAGGCGCTGGGGCATCAGGAGGCTTCTCACCAGTAGTTGCAGCAGCCATGGCACAGCCAGTAGTGGTCGAATTAAAGATTACAGGCGATGGAGACTTGACCAACACAATTGCAAAGAACCTTATGCAGCAGAGCCTTTCTACTGGCAACCAGACTTATGTAAACCGCAGAACTGGTGGCTTTGAGTAATGGCATTACCTGCACAGATAGCGGTTACTTTCGACTTTAGCTCTGGTGCAACATTTGGAGCAGGGTTTGTCATAGGATCACCAGACAACGGCGTTATCGGCGTCAATACTTTCGGCGCATCTGACGTAGTTATCCCTACAGTTGATCTAACTCCTAATGTGTATTCAATCTCAATCCGCCGTGGTCGCAATATCATGAAGGACACCTACGAGGCTGGCACAGCCATTGTCAGAGTCCTAGACCCTACAGGTGCGTTTAACCCACAGAACACCTCATCGCCCTACTACCCTTACCTTGTACCTCTGCGTAAGTTGCGTGTCGCAGCTACAACCACAACAGCCCAGCACTTCCTATTCTCAGGCTATGTCAATGACTACAAATACACCTTCCCTCAAGGGCAAGAAACTGCCTATGTCGATATTCTCTGCACAGACGGCTTTCGCCTTCTTCAGATGGCTAATGTAGGCACAGTCCCTACAACACCAGCAGGGCAGACAACAGGCTCACGCATAGGCAAGATTCTTGATGACGTGCAATGGCCTGTGTCGATGCGATCTATCGCTACAGGAGATGCAACCTGCCTAGCAGACCCAGCGACTATTCGCACAACTCTTGAAGCAGTCAAGAACGTAGAGTTCTCAGAAGGTCTAGGCGCGTTCTACATGAGCCCAGACGGTACAGCTGTATTCAAGTCTCGCAGCCAAGTCACTAGCACTTTAGCCAATACAGCCACAGCCTTTAACCAGACTTCAGGTATCCCATACAAGAACCTCAAATACGCCTTCGATGACAAGCTCATCATTAACGATGTGAAGTTCAACCGTGTAGGCGGTACAGCCCAGAACGTCATCTCTCAGGCTTCTATTGACAAGTATTTCCCTCACTCTTTGACACAGGAGAACCTTGTAGCTGAGACAGATGCTCAGGTAGCAGGGGCAGCAGCAAATTATGTCAATACGCGGCGCGAGACCACAATCAGAATCGATGAGCTCCAATGCGATTTGCTAGACCCAGCAGTACCAACTGACACCATGATTGGCTTGGACTACTTTGACAACTTGGTAATTACAAACGTGACCGAGCAAGGCAGCACAATCAGCAAGACACTGCAAGCGCAGGGTTTTGCTTGGGACATTACACCTAATAAGATGAGCGTCACAATCACCACGCTCGAACCTATAGTGGATGGATTCATTATAGGCAGCAGTACCTACGGTATAATCGGACAATCAACTTTGAGTTATTAGGAGCAACATGGCAACCTTCCCTGTAAGCACTGGCGACGTTTTGACCGCCGCAGTTTATAATTCGCTCACGTCGTTCACAGTCGATGCAGACGCTACGGCTGACTACACAGCAGTCCTAGACGATCAGTACCAAGTCCTAGTGCCTATGAACAAGGCAACAGCAGTAGCCTTTAAGATTCCTACCAACGCTTCTGTAGCGTTCCCAGTAGGCACAGCAATCACAGTTCTTAACAAAGGTGCAGGAGCAGTCACAATCTCTGCTGTGACCTCTGGCACTACAACAGTCCTTTCAGCAGGTGCAACAGCAGCTTCTCCAACCTTGGCTCAATACAAGACAGCAGTCTGCATTAAGACTGCAACAGATACTTGGTATGTTGTAGGATCAATCGGCTAATGATTGGTTGCATAACAGCAGGAGTAATGTCTCCTTATACTCCGCCTGCACCAGTCAGCGTTGATTATCTTGTTGTTGCTGGCGGCGGCGGTGGTAACAACGGCGGCGGCGGTGGCGGAGGTTATCGCACTTCTATCGGTGGTTCTGCTCTTTCATTTACTCAGACAGTTGCTTACACAATCACAGTTGGCGCAGGCGGCTCAGGTTCACCTGCTGCTAAAGGTTCTAATTCTGTAGCTTC